CCTGCCGTACCCTGAGGACCAGTCGGTCCCGTAGGACCTGTAGGTCCAGTCGCCCCAGCAGGACCCGTGGGTCCAGTAACAGTCGAATCAGCACCTGCAGCACCAGTAGGTCCAGTCGGACCAGTAGCCCCAACAGAACCAGTTGGACCTGTCGGTCCAGTTGCACCGGTAGCACCAGTCGGACCTGTTGGTCCTACATAGCCCTGTGTGATTGCTGTACGCCAGTTGGAAGGCGTGGCACCTGAATGAACAAAATGGGCAGTGATTGTGTTGGTCGAAGTGGTTTGTGCATAAACCTTGCTAACAATTCTGTCTGTCTCATCAATAGCAATCGCAGACGTATTAACAACAAGCTTTGTGTAATACTCAGCAGACGTAGCATTGATCTCGTTACTTGTTGCAGAGAACAACAATGTTTCTGTACCTGAAGTGTTGCGTTTATAAACCTTGAAAACTAACTGTGTGTTTCCATCTGCGCTACTGACGTAACCCCAAAAACGAATTTCATATTCGCCAGCAGGGATTTCAGTAATGCCAGGGTCGCCAGCATCGGTAGCAAATTCTTCAATCAGTTTTTCACCGTCAGTAGAAGTGACAGTAGTTGTCATGTCATCTTGTGGTGCTGTGTCAGGCGTGTCAGGTTGCAACGATTCATAACCTGAAATGTCGCTGTTGGTTTGTGTGAAATACCAAATACGACCTGATGCTGAAACTCCTTGCGCCCCTGTCGGACCCGTAGCACCAGTCGGACCAGTAGCACCTTGTGCCCCTGTCGGACCTGTTGCACCAGTCGGACCTGTAACTGTTGACGCTGCACCCGTCGCACCGGTTGGACCCGTTGGACCTGTTGGTCCAGTAGGACCTGTTGCGCCGTCAACACCAATAGTGCCGTTTGCGCCAGCAGGACCCGTAGGTCCTGTCGCACCTGTGGGTCCTGTCGGTCCTGTGTCACCAGTTAACCCTGTAGCCCCTGTGGGTCCTGTTGGACCAGTAGCTCCTGTAGGTCCAGTGACGGTTGATGCGGCACCTGTGGCACCAGTAGGACCAGTAGGTCCTATCGGACCTGTAGGTCCAGTCTCGCCTTGTGGTCCAGCAACAGTGGAATCTTCACCTGCGGCACCTGTCGGACCTGTCGGTCCAGTTGGACCTGTAGGGCCTGTTGGTCCCGCTATACCTGGTTCATCTGTGTCAAGCCACAACACATCGGTACTAGATGGTGTATCGCTTTGGACAACAAGGTTAATGGGTCCTGTAGGTCCAGTTGCTCCTGTAGGTCCTGTTGGTCCTGTGGGTCCTAATGGTCCGACTGCACCTGTTGGTCCTGTGACCGTAGATGCAGCACCAGTTGGTCCTGTCGGACCTGTCGGTCCTGTAGCACCAGTTGCGCCAGTTGGTCCTGTTGCACCGATAGAACCAGTTGGACCTGTTGGTCCTTGTGGACCTGTTGCACCTGTAGGACCAGTAACAGTTGAAGCCGCACCAGTGGGTCCAGTAGGACCAGTTACACCTTGCGGTCCTGTGGGTCCTGTAACCGTGGAAGCCGCACCAGTCGGACCAGTCGGGCCAGTAGGACCTGTTGGACCTGTAGAGCCAGTAGGACCTGTAACGGTAGAGGCGGCACCTGTTGGACCTGTCGGTCCTTGCGGTCCACTCTGCGACGTTGTAACAACCGTGACAGTTGCAGCCACCGAAGACGACGTAACAGCAGGAACAACAACAGCACCAATCGAAGCGTCACTACGAGTAACAGTTATTTCATAACTAGCAGGTGAAGCACTCCCACGATTAACCGTGATGTTTGTTGTCGCCATAACTACCTAGAGACATCGGCTAGAACAGTGACGTTTCCTGACAAAATTGTGGATACAACACCCGAAGCGTTTTCTTCAAGATCCCAAAAATACTGTCCCGAAGACAACGTAGCTGAATCCGTAGCAGACAACACACAAGTGACCTGCCCGTTAACACCGCTAGTGACAGTACACGTCAACGATGCTTTAACCGTGGTTGAATCCTGCGAGGAACGAATCTGCGAACGATAGGTTCGACCTGTGATATTGATAGCAGAACCATTGTCGTCTTGGATAGTAACGACAAGGGTTTCCGTGTCGCCACGGGTAATAATGAGATCTTGGTCTGCGGGTTGAGCCATAGTGTCTGTATCTTACACTAGAACGCCAGCAGCGTTCAGGACTTCCTGCACGTTTTCAGGCACCCAATATGTTTCGCCTTTGACGAAACTGTAACTTTCTTTGCCGATGTCACAAGACAGGTTTTTCTTGGTTTGGATTTCCACCTTGACAATGGCAGGGATGACAGCCGTATCAGGTAGAACCTCCCCGACAGGGACAGCATCCAGCAGGGCTTTTGTGGCTTTCCGCCAGGTGAACGCCGATGCCCCACGGGAATTGACAACAGCTTCCGCCTGATGATTTGACCAGTTCCGATAGTGGTCAAGCATTAGTTCAGCCAACGCATCAACATCGGGTTCATCCCACTGTCCAACTTTGGCAGGGGATTTCACAGTAGGTACAACCCCTGTGGCTAGATACGAAAACTCTTGATGACCTGTCGAGTCAGACACGATAGTTGGCATCCCCATTGAAATTGCCTGTAACGGCATCAACCCGAACCCTTCGCCACGGCTAGGGGCAACAAACACATGACCCTGTTTGAACCAATCTTTCTGTGTTCCCAAATCCATCCACCGCCGGTGTAACACAATCCGTGGGTCACGAATTTCTTCAACGTCACGGGCGTGAGGTGCTGCTTTGATATGCAGTTCAGCATCCGGTAAATCCAGTTTCAGGAACGCTTTCACTGCAACGTCTAGCCCTTTACGAAGCCACAGTGACCCTCCAGCAATAAACCTGAACGGCCCGTCAGGTGCGGTGTAGCCAGACCAAAACTTTGTGTCCACACCTAACTGCACTTTGCTTACATTGTCGTGATACCTGCTGAACAGTTCAACATTATGGTCGCATGGGACAATGATCTGGTCATACAGTGGAAGCCAACGAACAAAATAATCAGGCAACACATCCGTTTCCCACATCGTAAAAGACACCCGATGCTGACCATCCAGCCACGACTCCTTCACATTCGGGACATTCATAAAAACAGACACCGAAGCCTGTTCATTCAACTCGACAGTCTTCGGAAGACCCGACTTGAAACCAGCCAACATAGACCCGTACCCAAACTTCGGATCGTCAACCCCTTGCCACGACTGAAAATTCACTCAGCGACACCACGCTGAATCAGCTTCTCAATGTTCGGGCGTGACTCCACCTCAGCCACAGTAGAAGCCTTAGCCTCCAACGCTGCAGCACCGTCAATGCTTTTGGGTTGTACACCGTTCTTGCGTAGCCGTTTATAGGCAGGCATATCTTTATCCCAATTCTTTGCTCGCTGATTAATCTCAGCAACCGACGCACCACGGGTCGTAGTTGAGTTAGCCCCGAAACTGACACCGGCAACTCGACAACCAAAGCATCCTTCCACATCCAGGTTCGGATGCGTTTCTTGGTGTTTCATACAGTTATGTAATCCCCGTATCCTGCAGCCCTCAGGTCTGCTTCTTCATCTGCTGTGATCGGATGGATATGCCCACCGTGGTAGGTGATAGCGATACTGTCCTGATCCATTGGTTGATGCTCTGTGAATGAACCGTCAACAAGTTTGAACACGTTTCTTCCACGAGGCCAAGGCGACAGATAAGCAAAGATGCCTTCGTCGAATCCGTCAGACCAGCGAACAAAGTTATCTGTTGGTGGTTTGAAAGTCGCCATACACACAGGATAGCAAAAGCCCCCCGCCATTTCTGACGAGGGGCTTCTACCCAACACAACCTCAACAGAGGTTACAAAGTTGCGTCTTAGGCGTTGGTGCCAATCGACGAAGCTGACTCGATACGACGAAGTGCTTCCTGACGGAACACGCCGTAACCAACGAAGTGCTTCCAACCAACAGGGCGGAAACGCTTCAAGATGTCGGTCACTGTGCCGTACACGATTGAAGGCTGTGCGCCGTACTCGCCACCAAGGGAAATACCCTTAGCAAGAGCCTGACGACCCATGATCAATGTGCCGTACACGTCAATCGTTCCTGCTGAACCAGAGTTGTCAGAAGCGTTCGCAAACAAAGGCGCACGTGGAGCCTCAATGAAACGAACACCTTCAAACATTCCGATTTCACCGGTGTAGATGCCCTGTGGGTTGACGTAGTTAGCAGGGGTACGCCATGCTGCTGCGTCTGTCGCTGAACGGAAGTCATACGACACGTCAGGGTGAATCATACCGACATACGAACCACCGATGGTAGGAACGTTTGCCTTACGCAACTGTGCAACAACACGGCGAACGTCGTTCGCTGCAAGCACGTCATCAGAGTTGATGGTGGTACGGCTTGTTGGATCAGTTGCTCCACCTGTTGCGTAGATGACGTTGGTGCCTGCTTCAACTGC